AGTTGTAATTGTTTTAGTTGTTTCAGTTCCATTGGCTGCACGAATAATTACTTGAATATCTGAGTCTTGGCATATCTTGAAGGTATATGTAAACGTGGTAGTTGCACCATCGCCACTATAACTGTTCTTAACTGTAGTTGAAGATATTGTCATATTTAGAAACCTTTAAACAATACAGATGGTTTTGTAAACAAAAATTCTTGACCACTATCTTTTTTCATTTTTCTTTCCATTTTTCTAAGATAACCAGGTGATAATGTTTCCATTATTTGATAACCGATTGCGTAATCAAATGCTGTTTTTAAATAAAATAAATTTAAAAAAGGAGTATTACCAATAACAGATTTATATGCTTGTCTTAATGCTGGATCTTTTTCTCCTCTAATTCCATATTTAATTGCTTGTAGTGCATTAAATGCTTCGGTAGCAAATGGTCCAGCAGCTGTTGCCATAATTTCAGATCCTGTTCTTGTTTTAGAAAATAAGAAATCACCATATATACCTAATCCACCACCTTGTAACATTGCTGCATAAAAAGTATCTAACTTATTAGGATCTTTTGGAGATCTACCTTTTAATAAATCTTTTGCTGTCATTGATATATAACCAAATATTCCAGCACCTACTACTAAATTTGCCATACCAAATATACCTTTTGCATATTGTCCCTCTTTAATAAAAGACATTTCTCTTCCAAATGCTTTTTGTAAAATAGCCATAGGAAATGCTTTAAATTGAAAAAAGAATCTCATAGCCTCACCCATTTTAGTTCCTGCTGTTAATCCTTGTTTCATAAAAGCTCTAGTTCTAGCATCAGGTTCAATAACTGCGTAACTAGATCTATCTAAAAACATTCCAGATACTTTTGCTTTTAATGTATCTCTATATAAATCAATTTGTCTTTGTGTTGCTTTTTTCATATTCATTAGATCTAATATTTGTTCTTTAGATAAATTATCTATATTTCTAACAGAGAAAAATTCTTTACCATCATCAGCTTTTTCAACATCTAATTTTCTAATTGTATTCCATAATTTTTCATCAATACCAAAATGACTTATTAATCTTTTAAATTGTGGTTCTAAATTTGCAAAAGCAATATTTCTTTGTTTTGCAACAAAGTTACTCATACCAAGCATAGCTCCTTCTTTTAAAGTATTAGTCCACCAGTTAAGTAAATTTAATTTAAAAAATGTTCTTTGTATTTTTGTAAAATTTCTACTTAAATTATCTCCAACAGAATATCTTGCGGCTAAATCATAAATAAGATTATCAGCCATAAATCCTAATTGTTCTGCTATTTCTCTTTTTTTTGCTGTGTTTTTAATTTTAGCTAAATTACCCATAGCTTCAGCAACTCCGCCTAAATAAGTTCTACCTTGGTACGATAACTCTTTTGCATACAAATGAATATCAGCCATAGCAGAAACAACTGCTCCTCCAAGTTTAGCCATTGACAATATAGATCTAGTAATTGCAGACCATTTAGCACCACCAGAATGACCAATCATATTTACAGATCCATCTATTTCTGCAAATTGATAATTATATATATTTTCATTTTTACCAATTTGATCTACATATTTTAATTTATTTTGTTTTGTTAATTGTTTGGCAATAGAACTTTTTATTAATTGAAAATTTTCTTTAGGTTTAGTTCCAAGAGTTGTAATCATTCCTATATTTCTTCCTGCACTATTTAATCCATAAAAAAAAGATTCTCTTAAATTACCTGATCCAAATTTAGAATTGTAATCAAACCAATCATCTGAAGTTTTAAAATGAAGAACTCTTTTAGCAGCAAGTTTAGTTGTCAAATCTTTAGATCCAAAAACACCAGAAGATCCTTCGGCAAGAACATGACCATTTCTTACTAAAGAATTATAAGTAAATAAAAAAAATTCATCTTTAGTATCAAATCCATCAAATGTTCTTTCATCTAATTTTGGCATTATGTATTCTTTCCAAGCATTAAAATTTCTTTCAACAGAACCATTAAACTCAGCAACATTTTTATTATCTTTTAATTTTAAAACATCCGCAGCATTTCTAATTTGCATTGGATCATGTGTTTGTCTTACAATCCAACCAGGTAATTTATCTATATTAGCACCAAGGTTATTTAATTTTTTTCTAACAGATTCAGAAAATTCAGACATAATTCTAGCCATATTAATTATGTCTTGGTTTTTTTCTGTAATAGGTTTATCAGATCCTATCTCCCATATAGTTCTTGCTGTTCTTCTATCTATATCTTCATTTGCATTAGCAAATAATTCCACTAAATTATTTTGTCTTAATTTTTCTTGAAAAGCACTAACTAACATTCTGTATTCAGAAAGCTGAGCAAGAGCAACAGAAGCACGAGAACCTACTCTTTGCAAATTACTACCAACTAATATAGCTGTTAATCCTTCAGCAGGATTATTTGGAAACTCTCTAAGAACATATTCAACTGTATTTCTAATTCTAATCTCATCTTCTAAAGCAGATCTTTGTTTTATTTTTTTTGCTATTTGTTGTTCTTTTAGAATTTTTTTAGCAACTTGTTCTGATAATTCATTATCTAAATTATCTAATCTAACTTCTTTTTGAGCATCTTTAATACTTTGAATAATATCTTCTGCTTTTGCAGATGAGATTGATGATTGTTTTAATGTTTTTTCAAGTCTATCTATACATCTATCTTTTGCCATAACTACCTTCCATTAACGCAATTAATACTATCTTTAATTGCATCTTTTAATTCTTTTTCTTTAGCAACAATTTCTTGAGTTTCAGTTCTTGCTTGTTTTAATTCTGCACTTTCTTCAATTTCTAAATCTTTTTGTCTTTCTTTTATAATATTTAACTCATCCTCTATTGATCTATTTTCTAAATCTAAATTTCTTTGATCAATATCTTTTTGTCTTAATACATCTTCTACTTTAATTATGTCTAATTCATCTTCTTTTTTAAAAACTCTTGTTCCTTTATTATCTTCAGTAACAACTCTTTCTGTTGTACCAATATTTTCATCTACAATTCTTGTAGTATTAACTCTTTCATTAACTGGTACAGCATCATTAATTTGAGCTTCTCTAAGTTTAGGATCTAGATCAGCAATAGGTTTAACATTAACAGGATTATCTTCTATTAAATCTGCTAAAGCTCTAGCTAATAATAATCTTCTAGTTTCTGGATCTGTTTCAGCAAGTTCTTTCATAATTCTTGATGTTTCAGGATAATATTCTTTATATAAATTAACAGCTACATCTTCACCATCTGTAATACCTGCTGCATTTCTAGCAGCCTCAACTCTATCTTCAAATGCTCTACGAGTTCTAAAATCTTTTAATGCACCTGCTCCAATATGTAATCCACCTCCAATAATAGAACCAAAAGTAACATTTAAAAAACTATCCATTAATCCATAATCAGCTTGCTCTGCTGTAGCTGCTGTTAATACTATTGGCTCAACTGCTGCAGCACCGACTGCTCCTTCTACAACACCTCTTATACCTCTTGCTTTTGTTAATCCTTGTCGTGCAACTAAAGATGCAAATCTAGCTTCACCAACAACAGGTATAAATGCTGATGCTATATTAATAGGATCTGCAAGACTAACAGCTAATGAAGTTCCAAGTTTTGCACCACCAGTATAAAAACCAGAATTAAAAGGATTAAAAGAACCTTCTGGACCACGAGCAATAATACTTTGTCTTTCTCTTTCTAAAGTTTTTCTATTAACTAAAATATCAACTGTAGATTGTTTTTCATCTTGATCAAAAAATAAATCTAAATTAGAATATTTTTTATTTAATTCATCTTTTGATATTAATGGTTCATTAGTATCTTCATTTCTGTTTGCTTCTAATTCAAAAAAACGAATAGCAGATGGAAGTGGATTAAAATTCCAAGCATCTTCTGCAACTGCACCTAATGTTTCACCTAATGTTGATTTATATAAATCATATCCATTGGTTTTTGCATTTTCATTAATATCTAAACCAAAGCTAATATTAGCCATGTTATTTTCTAATTCTTGTGGATGATACTCCTGTTAAAGACTCAACTTCTTTTTTTTGTTTTGTAGTTAAAATATTTTTACTCATATCAATATTAGTTGTTGGAAGTTTAGAAGAAGAATCATCAAAATTCATTTTGATTAATTCACCTTTTTTATTTTCAATTAAACCAATAGATCCATCAGATAATGTTACAGCTAATACAATACCATTGCCATCTGCTGTATTTACCCACATACCATTTTTTTGTATTTGAACTTTTATTGCTTTATTTAATTCATCATCAGTAATTTTTTCATTTCTTGATTTAAAAGGTGCAATATCTAATTGATCAATATATTGTTCTTTTATTATATTTGCTTTTCTTTCAATATGTTGTCTTTGTGAATCTGAAAGACGATCGTTGTTATAAATTTTAGGAATAAAATAAGTATCTTTTAAATCAAAATTATTAGTAATATAACCAGTTGCTTCACTAACAGCTTTTGATGGATCTTTGCCTGCAAAGATTTTATTAGCAGCAATATAAGTAACAACTTCTTGTATATCAGATATTTCTTTTAATGCTTTTTCTGTATTAAATGGATTTGATTTTACTATAATTTCTTGAAATTTAGATAATTCTGTAGCAACATCTTTTCTTAATTCGTCTTTACTAATTTTGTCGGTATCTTTTAAGAACTGATCTAATCTTTTTCTTTCTTCTTTAGTATCAACGCTTGTTGCTTGAATGGCAAAATTTTGATCATTCAAATAAGAAACAAGTTTAGCAGTAATTGGTAATTCATTTTCACTTAATTGAGTTAATAATCTTCCATAATTATCACCATATTGATTTTCTAAAAGTTGAAGATAAGCAATTTTTTCTTGTGGTTTTTTACTATTATATTCTTGAACTGTAGCAACAGCATTTGCTTTTGGAAGAATTTTTATATTATCAGAATATATACCAATAGATTCTTGTGCATCAACAACGCTAGCAACATATTTTTTAAATTTTCTATCTTTAATTGTTGGATCTTGTTCTTGTTGATAATCATTAAAATTATTTTTAACAACAGGATTATATCCTATAACTAAACTAGCTGGATCTTCTTTAGCTAATCTTGATTTTTGACTAGCAGTATTAACTAAATCTTGTTTTAATTTTAAATCAAATGCAGCAGATTCTGGTCTAATTTCAAAAGATTCAATAATTTTAGTTTCATCACCAAGTTTAGAATTATAAATTTGTTTTTTAAAATCTTTTGTTTTTATAATACCTGTTTCTTTTTCAACAAAATCTGAATAATATTGATTACCCATAATATCTTTAACAGCTTTTTTATTAATTTGTATTGGATTATCTGTTTCAAGAGCTGCTAAATAATTAATAGCATTATCTTTAATAACTGGTTTAGCATCAGAAATAGCTTCCGCTTCTAATCTTAATCTATCTTCACCAAAAATGTCTGGATAGTTTTTTATATCTTTAATTCTTTGTGCTGCTTCAACAGGATTAAGATTTAAATCTTTTTTAAATTCTAATTTTTGAACTGTGCTAGGTATATTTCTTACTTTCTTTAAATAAGTATCTTGATCAATAATTAAATCGTTTCTTTGAGATTGATAAAGAACACCAAGATCTGAATATAATGTTTCTTTTTGAAGTTGATTATCAGAATATAATCCATTAGTAATCATTCTCTTTTCTTTTAATTCGTCTTGATTAACTCTATCTTGAATTAAATTTTCTCTATTTTTTGTAATAATAGTTGATAAATATTTTCTTTCTTCTGTTAAATAATTATTAACAAATAAATTTTTAACAGATGAACTTTGAGCTTCGCCTGAATATTTATCTCTAATAATTTTACTTTGTTGTAAGAATATATCTGATGATGTAATTGGATCGCTGTATTTTTCCATTCTTGATTTTAATTCTTCAACTTCTATTGCAGCTTTATTTTCTAATTCTAATGCTTTTGTTTTATCAATTACCGCTTGTTCTTTTACATAATAATCATTTAAAGATTTAATTACTGGTTCAAATGCTGCGACTGTACTTCCAGCACCAGAAACAGGAACTTGAAAAGAAGTTTTAATACTAGCCGCTTCTGCAGTTGGTGTTCCTTGAGCTGTAAATGTAGGTATCTTTGGCATTAGAATGATCCTTCTGTTCCAGTTAATCTAGTATTGATAGGTGTATATGTTGGTCTAGGTGAAAAAATATTACTAGCACTTGATAATAAACTTGTACCAGCTCCAGATTGAGCAAATGTAGTTACACCTTTAAATAAAGTTCCCATTGCTGCCATTTTTCCAGTTTGTCTAGCAAGATCTCCTTGTATTCTATAAAAATTAGCTTCTTCAAATTTTCTTGCTTTTGCTACATCGCCTTCATATTGAATAACATTTTTTTGTATTTCTGCTTCTTCAGCATTTTTCATTGCAATTCTTAATGCAGTTCCTGTTCCTTGTGTTACTCCAGCTTTGGCAGTTAATACTTCGGTTTTTCCTACAAACCTATCATAATCTTTGTCAAATTGACCAAGTTTAAATTCTGTTTGTTTATCTATTGCACCAGCTTCTTGATCTGCAATTTGTGCATTTCTATCTTGTATTGATTTATTGTATTTACCAATAGCATTTTGCTGTCTAGCCTGTACTACTGAAAATCCTAATTGTACAAAAGGTATTACTGGTGCAGCGGCTGCCATTAAAATATCCTCGCAAATCTGTAATGATCAGCACCATCAAATCCATAGTGCTTCATTAACCCTTCATTAGTAAATCCTAACCACTTAGCAAATCTAATTCCAAT